TTTTTCAAAACACCAGCAGGACTGAGAGAGCTGGCTGACTGTGCTGAGGAGAAGCGGCCTTTGCTTTGGTCCTTGCAACAGTTAAAACTTGAAGTTTTGTAGCATGTCTGTAACCCAAGATGAAGTTGTACACGGTTTTAGAAGTTAACAATGACATTTGCTTCTTTTTAGTGGGTATGGAAGTCAGTGAGAGCACTGCTTAGGAATGTAAACATCCCTTCATGCTTTCTGCTACTCTGCTCTGCACTGCAGCCCTGCAGTCTCCTGTCTAGTCCCAGATTTATGGACAGATGAACAGTTTAACCAAATAAAACAGTGGATACTAGATTTATTTGAAGCGGACCAGTGGAAGGTTCTACACAATGGGAAATATGATATCAAGATGCTTATGGATACTTATGGGTTAAAACATGCTCGCAAGTGTGTGGATACCTTAATCATGTTCTGGATTAGTGTTATTGAAGAAAGCACGGTCAGCAAAGGGTTAAAGGATTTAGCTTGGTTATACACGGATATGGGTGGCTATGAAGAACCGCTAGATGAATTTAAAGAATCCTATTTACAGAAGGATTATGACCGTTGGTATAAGGAAGAGGAACAGCGATTAATTGACGAGGCTAAAGCTAATCCATTAAAAACAGGTAAGCCTCGCAAGCCTAAATTACCATCCAAGTCAAATTATCCCGGATTAGTTAACGAAGTGGATGGCAGCAAGTTTAATTATGAATGGATTCCATTAGACATTATCTATCCCTATGCTGCCGGTGACACTGATGCTTGTTTACGGATTTATAATCAGTTGTTCAAGAAGGTTAAAACTAATCCTAATTGGGTAAACTTAGTGTTCAACGTGTATCCTAAGCTAGATGATGCCTTATGCCATATGGAACATAACGGTTTACAAATTGACAATGATAAGGCCAAAGAACTGGCTAAGGCTTATGGTGACCGTAAAGAAAACACCTTGAATGCTATTCATAAGATGGTTCCAGAGATTAAGCAGGTAGAGCAAGAACGAATTGATAACCTAGCTAAGCGAGCTAAATTAATGGCAAGTGTTAAGCCTAAGGATAGAACTGAGGAAGATAAAGCTTTCATCAAAGAGGCTGGTAAGTACAATGGTAACAACCCTAAGACCGGCGAGCCAAAGTATAAAGTTAATTTAGACTCAAATAATGACCTCGGGTATATTCTGTATGAAGTATTAGGGTATACCTTACCACCAGAACCAAACTTTTTAACTGATACTACTGTTAAGCACCGTATTCCACAAGATAAGCTAACTTATAAAAACTATCGAGTTAATATCGAGGCTATTGAGTATATTCGCGATAACTATGATAAGAAGCTAGGTGAGTTGCTAGTAACGTATAGTAAGACTGTTACTGCCTTATCAGGTTTTGTGCTTAAGTTGCCAGCATTACAAGACCCTAATGGGAGAATCCATACTAGGTTTAACCCAACTGGGACAGTTACAAGCCGCCTTAGCTCATCAGGAAATTTTAATGCCCAGAACCTTACTAGGCCAGAAACAGACCCACGCAAGTTTAATCATAAGTATTCAGTTAAGTCTATGATTCACTCTCGTTTCAAGGGTGGCGTTATTGCTAACCTTGACTTTAAATCACTGGAAGTATATGTAATGGCACTTATCTCTAAAGACCGGTCTTTAACACAAACACTATTAGATAACAAAGATGTTCATAAGCACAATGCTAGTGTTGCTTATGGAATCCCAGAAGATGACGTAACTAAAGATTTACGTACAAAGGCAAAAGCCGTAACTTTCGGCCTCCTATATGGTGAGTCTGCAAGTGGTATGGCTACTAAGCAAGGCATTAGTATAGATGAAGCCCAAGAAACAATTGACAAGATTCTGGGAGCTATGCCGGGGGTTAGAGAATTCATCGAACGAACACACGAAGAAGCTCAACGCAACTATTATGTGGAGACTATGGTTGGCTTTAGACGGCGTTTAGGTGACCTAAAGAGTAATGACCGTGGGAAGTCATCACGAGCACTTAGGCAGTCAGTCAATGCTATCATTCAAGGTTCTGGTTCTAGTTTGCTAGTATTAGGGTTAATTAAGGCTAGAGAGCTATTTGAGAAATATCATATGAAGTCAGTCTTAGCCATCACTGTTCATGACTCCATTGTAATTGACTGTCATCCAGATGAAGTGGCTAAGGCAATTGAGATTGTCAAGTGGAGCATGGAGCATGTAGACTTACCTATCTTAGTTAAAAATGATGCTACTGGGTATAATGTGCCAGAACAGTATCAGTTACCAGACAATAAGTTTAGATTCCCACTTAGGGCCGAACCAGAAGTAGGATTAAATTATAATGACGATGTTGACTTTGACCTAGATGACTATAATAAGTTCGCTAGCGCCTATGGATATTGCCGATATAACTATGCAATGACTAATCTAAACCAGTTAATCGAATACGAAGTTGAACCAGAAGAGGAAGTCAATAAGAAGAAGGCTAAACTTGAAGAAGCTAAGCCAGCATTTGAGAGGTTACAGTATGAAGGATGATAACCATTTAGAAGAAGTTAACAAGGTTCTGAAAAAGTTTTATCGAGAGCACAAGGATGAGCTTGACAAAAAGTGTAAGGAGCTAAAGGCATATAACGATGCTCACTATGACGAGTTTGTGAAAAAGTTAAAGGATGAAATTAGCAAGAATCATAAATAAGTGTTGACAAAGGATACTAGAAATGGTATCCTTTTATTATAGAAAAAGAAAGAAGGATTTTAATATGAGTTATTCAGAAGCAATGGCTAAGCATTATCAAGATAAACGGAAAGACACCAATACCAAGCATCAATTAAAGTATGTAAATACCTATTTTAACAAGAACTTCGTAACTATTCATTCAAATTTTAAGCTTGATAGAGATACTCTCAGTCTGGTAAAGGAAATCATAAGAAAAAACGACAATGATTGTGATTACTTTATTGATTCCCCTGTCTATTCAGATGAATTTATGAAGGAACGTAATAATAAGCTTGCTAGTGCTGAAACAGTTGATGAATTAGTAGCTTACCTAGATGACCTTGATGAATGTATCGAAGTTATCAAGTCAGATAATCATGTGGAAAAAGGATTAGGACTTGAACAACAGGTAGCAAGTGACGGGATTCATCTAAAGACATATCTTTACATTTAAGGAGGCTTTGCCATGACAGTAGCTACTAAGATTAAATTCAATAATGAGCTAGAGGGTATCTATGAATACGCTGATAGAGTGCTAGATGGTTGGTTACAGTTTGGCTATGGCCGTATGGAAGAAAAATTAGCCAGTAAGCTAAATAAGTTCTTTGATGGAGTAGGGGAAGGCCATTTTGAAGATGTTATGGGGTGTGACTTTGATGAGGGCTATGTACGACCAACTGACATCACTGAGTGCCAGTTAGCTTACCTAGCTCAGCGGGTAATTATTGAAGTCAACGATACTAGTGACGTATTCACCACCCTAACGGATATTGTACCAGCTAGGGATATCAAGGTATATGAGGCCTTAGCTGGCACGTATGTATCAATTGATGCTGTCAATAAGCCAATGAATTATTATCGAGGCATCTATGGAAGCATTCAAGAATTTTTAGATGATTACCATGGTATGACAGAAACAAATTTACTTGGGGGTGACAAAGTTGGACAAAGCTTATAGCAAACAGTTAGATGAATTTAAGCGTCTCCACCATGAATTATCTGAGACCGTTAATAAATTCAATGCAGCATTCAGTAAGATTGAAGAACTAATTGGTGAAATATCTAAACGAGAGCTTGGACTAGACTTACCTGAGGTTAATCTTGGGGGAGATGAACATGACCCAGCACCTTGTGATGATACTGATGTTAGTGGTATTAGCATTCGGTTAACTAATGTTAATACCGGAAAGTCAGCAACCTATAGTTCGTTAGCAAAAGCTGCAAATATGAATCATATTTCTGTTAGTGCAATTAGTATTGCTAGTCGTAAGGGAAGTTTAATCTATGGTGTACTAAAGGTTGAGCGTTTAAAGGAAAAACCATTAACGACTCATAATATGCGAAGAGTTTCAGTGTATGACGGAACTACTAATAAAGTATATAGTTCTGTTTTAGAGGCTAGTCAAGAGGTAGGAGTTAACTACTCAGATTTTTCTACCGCATTAAGCTATGGTGAGATTACAAACAAGTATGGTCATCACTACCAGATTAAACGATTAGATGAACGCAAAGACGAAAATCATAGTATTGAGTTACCTAAGATTTGAAGGTGGTGATAACTAATGGCAATTGACATTACTAATATTGGGGAGATTGAAGAAATTTCTTATCGTAACCAGAGAGGCGAAATTGTAACTATTGACCCCAAAAAGTTGTTAGGATTCAATCGTAATAACTTACCATTTGAAAGCCAAGCTAACACCTATTTTCTAGTAGCTAGATTAGCTGAACTAGCAAAATTAAAGGTTGAAAACTTAAAAGTTGACCAACGAAAACTAGAGGGTGAACTATATGCTAAGTATGCTAATGATGATGGTTTAAAAGCAACAAATAATGGACGCAAGCCCACAGAAGGAACTATTAGCCATATGATAGATAGTGATGAGAGCATGGTAGAACTTAGCAAGAAGCTTAACAATAACAACTATAAGGCTCAGCTACTTAATCGTCTAGTAAAGGCGTTTGAACAACGTAAAGACCTAATGCAATCACTTTCTGCACAAATGAGACAAGAAAATTCATTTGGTGTACCAAGTAATCCTGATAAACAGTAATTCTACGAAAAAGTGGGATTTTTGGAATCTCGTGTTATAATGTATATATTAAGAAATGAGGTAATTAATAATGGACTTTAGTAAGAAACTCCAAGCTGAATTGAATAAAGCTAACAATGAAGGTGGCAGTAACAATCGTGATAATGGCCCACAACGTAAGAGCAAGCAGGTATTTGTAAATGGTAAGAATGGGTTATTTGCTCGTATTTTACCATTGGGTGATAAGTGGTTCGCAGTTACTACTAAACGAGTACAAATGACCTTGCCTAAGACTAACGGCGAATATACAATGAGCCCTATCTTAGATATGGATAACAAAGACGATAAGTTAGCACAACTTATTAAGAAGGTACAACATTTTAACTATGAATATCGTGACTCGCATGATGTTGATAGCACATATGATGCTATTGGCTTAAACAAGCAACCTTATGGTGGTGGTGAACCAAATACTAGAGTACAAACACGTGTCGAATTTGTCGGTATCCAGATGGTAACTGATGCTAATGGTAACGTAACTATGGAATCCGGCCCTAACGGACCAATCATTCGTAACTTCTCAGCATCAGGGGCTGTATATAATAGTTTGCTTGACATCATGGCTGATAAAACCTATAAAGTTAATGGGCAACCGTTTGCAGATTCATTAGGATTTGTATCTGCCCGTGATACGTTCCCAGTACAAGCTAAGTTGCATGGTAACCAATGGAGTGTTAACCCTCGTCCAGACATTATTGTGCCAACTATGAATTATAACTACTTGGAAATAGATGTTAGTGGTGAAGACTATAAATACTTCGAGGACCCATACCGGTTTAATCAAGCTTTGATGGTAGCCAACCCAGACTTCTACGAACGTGTTCTCGGCCAAGTTCAGGATATTGTAGCTAAGCGTATGCTTGAATTGAAGAACCAAGATGCAGGCTATACTGGCAACCCTTATTTACAATCAGCGCCAGCAAATAACCAGGAAACACAGCCATAGGTTCGTCACTCGGACCCAGCACCAGCACACCATGCTAGCGCTTATCCAGAACCCTGGGCGGTATCGGGTGAAGTACCAGCTAACCCCGGTAAGGTAGAA